CTTATGATATACATGAGTTACTTATCAAATCAGCAGCTGAATTAATTTCAGAACATACACCTAACTACCAATTTGTAGCAGCTCGTCTTATATCTTATAAACTCAGGAAAGAAGCTTATGGTGACTTTGAAGTCCCACCTCTTTCAGTTATTATTAATAGGAACATACACTTAGGTGTTTATGATAAAGAGATTACAGAGCTCTATAATCAAGAAGAGTTAAATGATCTTGGAGATTATATTAAACATGAAAGAGATGATACCTTTACATATGCTGGTATGGAACAATTTCGTGGTAAGTATTTAGTTCAAGATAGAAGAACAAAAGAAATATTTGAAACACCACAGATTTTGTATATGATGATTGCTATGACTCTCTTTAGTAAATATACAGACACTCGATTAAAATACGTTAAGGACTATTATGATGCAATATCTCAATTCTATATATCACTTCCTACGCCAATCATGGCAGGAGTTCGAACTCCAACTCGACAATTCAGTTCTTGCGTCCTTATTGAATCTGGAGATTCCCTTGATTCTATTAATGCTACTGCTTCATCTATTGTTAAATACATAAGTAAAAAAGCAGGTATAGGAATAGGCGCTGGCTCAATACGAGCAAATGGAGCAAAGGTTGGAGATGGCTCAGTAGTACATACTGGACTCATTCCATTCTTAAAATACTTTCAGGCAGCAGTTAAATCATGCTCACAAGGTGGAGTAAGAGGTGGTGCAGCTACTGTATATCTACCTTTATGGCATTATGAGTTTGAAGATTTAATTGTACTTAAAAACAATAAAGGCACTGATGAATCTAGAGTTCGTCACATGGATTATGCATTTCAGTTTAATAAACTTATGTATGAAAGACTTTTAAATGGAGGTAATATTACCTTCTTCGATCCACATGATGCGCCTGGTTTATACGATGCATTCTTTGTAGATCAAGACAAGTTTAAAGAATTATACGAGAAGTATGAAAGAAAGACATCTATTAGAAAGAAAACACTGCCAGCTTTAGAAGTATTCCAATCGTTCTTAACAGAAAGAAAAGACACGGGTAGGGTATATCTTATGAACGTAGATCACGCAAATGATCATGGATCGTTTAAACCAGAGCTTGCACCAATTAGAATGAGTAATCTTTGTTGCGAAATAAATTTACCTACAACACCATTAGAAAGTAATGATGATACAGAAGGAGAGATTTCTCTTTGTACTTTATCAGCCATTAACTGGGGATTAATAAATGAAACAACCGAATTTGAAAAGTATTGCGATCTTACTGTGCGTGCTCTTGATGAGTTACTTGACTATCAAGGGTATCCAATTCCAGCTGCACAGCTGGGAACACTTAACAGGAGACCACTTGGTGTGGGGATTATCAACCTTGCATATTTCTTAGCAAAAAGAGGACTTAAATATGACGAATCAGCTTATGAAATAGTTGATGAATATGCTGAAGCATGGTCATATTATTTAATAAAAAGTTCAGCAAACCTTGCCGCTGAGAAAGGAAAAATGATATATAATACTGATACGAAATATTCTGAAGGGATACTTCCTATCGATACTTATAAGAGTGCAATAGATAATATTGTAGAGTACAGAGAACGTTTACCGTGGGAAGATTTGCGCAAGCAACTCAGAGAAACTGGCATTCGGAACTCGACTCTCATGGCCTTGATGCCAGCCGAAACAAGCGCTCAAATAAGTAATAGTACGAACGGTATAGAACCACCAAGAGCATTGGTATCGTACAAACAGAGTAAAGACGGTGTTATGGCGCAAGTTGTGCCAGGTTATCATCATCTTAAAAATAAGTACGACTTACTGTGGGATCAAAAATCTCCAGAAGGATACCTAGCAATATGTGGTATCTTACAAAAGTATATCGACCAAGGTATATCTGTTAACACATCTTATAATCCTGAACACTTTGAGGATAATAAGGTACCTATGTCAGTCATGCTTACTGATCTTGTAACAGCTTACAAATATGGTCTTAAGCAATTATACTATTTCAATACGTATGATGGAGCTGGTGAAATGAAAGAAGAACTGCCAGAGTTAGAAAGAGCAATTATTGAAGATGACGAAGATTGCGAATCGTGCAAGATTTAAGAATTAAAATAGAACAAAGAATGGAAATCCTACAAGCCTGGATGGAAGTAGATTATCATATGAAAAACCCTGAAAAGGTTTATGATCACACTCTTACAATCAGCAAATTCTGGTCCGTATTATCAGAAGAAGACAGAGAATACATACAATGCGCTCAAAACGCAATAGACGAAAAATCGACAATATCATGGAGACCCAATGCCGATACTACAAAAAAATAAAAAATCGCATTTAGAACGTAATATGTTCTTTGACAATTCAGTTGATATTGCTCGATACGATCAAGTTAAATACCCTCAATTAGAAAAGATTACAGACAAACAATTAGGATTCTTTTGGAGACCAGAAGAAGTAGATGTATCAAAAGATAAAAAAGATTTCGATAACTTAACAGATCATGAGAAACACATCTTCACATCTAATCTCAAAAGGCAAATTCTTTTAGATTCAGTTCAAGGACGAGCACCGAACCTTGCTTTCCTTCCTATATGTTCTTTACCAGAAGTAGAGAACTGGATTGAAACGTGGTCATTCTTTGAAACAATTCATAGTAGATCCTATACACATATTATAAGAAATATATATCCTGAGCCTTCAGTTGTCTTTGATACATTATTAGATGACAAAGAGATTATGGATTGCGGTCGCGATATCGCAAAATACTATGATGAACTTATAACCGATAATCACGGTGTAACAAACAAACTATCTCATAAGAAAACCTTATGGATGTCTCTGCTTTCAGCGAATGCTCTCGAAGGAATACGTTTTTATGTTTCCTTTGCCTGCAGTTGGGCATTTGCTGAACTTAAAAAGATGGAAGGCAATGCTAAGATTATTAAGTTTATTGCAAGAGATGAGAATACTCATTTGGCTGGAACAACAGTCATGATAAGAAATCTACTTAAAGAAGATCCAGACTTTGTTAAGATATCAAAGACTATGGAAGCTGAAGCAGTAAAACTCTTTGTAGATGTTATTGAACAAGAAAAAGCATGGGCAACATATCTTTTTAAAGATGGTTCTATGATTGGATTAAATGAAGCAATATTACATAATTATATAGAATGGATTGGATGCAAACGAATGAGAGCTTTAGGTCTTCCATGTCCATACACAGTTCCACAAATGAATCCATTACCTTGGACTGAGAAATGGATATCAGGTGGCAATGTACAAGTTGCTCCACAAGAAACAGAGATTAGTTCTTATGTTGTTGGTGGAGTAAAACAAGACGTTAACGATCAAACGTTTAGCGGATTAAGCTTATAAATAAAATAAATAAATTTAACGGAGAATATATATGGAAATTTTAACACTTATCTTTTTACTTTGGGCATGGGACGGAAACCTATGGGACAAAGTAGATCCAGAACCAGAACCAGTTGTAGAAGAAGTAGAAGTCGTCGTACCAGAACAAGCAGTTGATGTAACACAAGTAACTGCAACAGCAACAGCTCTTATCGCAGTAGGCGAAGCATTAAATGGTACATCAACAACAACACAAACAGACGCTGAAATAGAAGCTCAGATTATTGAAGAGCTAGAAAACATGGATGCCACTACAACATCAACATCTACTACAAGTAACACTGGAACATCAACATCAACTAGCACATCAACTGGAACATAATGAAAGAATTAGGAATGAGTTTAGTAGGATGTTTAGCAATAGGATTATTCTTTGTTGCTAAAGTATATCCAAATCTCGAGCATACTGGCGCTCCAAGTCATATGAGATGCGTCGATGAATGCTATGAAGAATATGTAAGAGTGAATGGTACTGTAGTTGAGATAGAACAACGTAAAAGAGAGCTTGCTAATGCAGATGAATTTAGTTCTATTAGAAGTTTATGGGCTGGATGTGCAGCATGTCACGGAGCTGATGGTCAAGGAATGGCAGTCTTTCCAAAGCTTGCAGGCCAAAATAGAGATTATATCGTAAGTAGATTAAATGCTTACAAAAATAGAGAGCAAGTTGGACCAATGAGTTCAACAATGTGGTCTCAAGCAGGTATGCTATCAGATAATGATATAGATACTATAGGAAAATTCATACAAGAGACAATGAAATGATTGAAATATTTGGAAAAGATAATTGCCCATATTGTGATAGAGCAATAACACTAGCAGAAAGACTTGCTGTAGACTTTACGTATAAGAAACTCGATACTGACTTTACAAGAGAACAACTCTTTGAGCAGTTTCCAGGCGCTAAGACATTCCCACAAATTCGAATTAATGGCGAAGCTATTGGTGGTTATACAGAATTTCTACATTATAGTCACGGCGTATGATTTTAGAATGCGAATACTGTTACTCTCGCATGGTTATTAAACCAGATGAAAGAGAAACTCGCATAAACTTTTGTCCTCATTGCGGTGAAGCTACCGAAGATGATTTGGATGAATTAGACTTTAATGAATAATTGGTTATACGAAGGAAGACCATTCGAACCACCAAAGGAATTTAATCCAGATGTATGGTACGGATTCGTATATTGTATAACAAATAGAGCAAACGCAAGACAATACATTGGAAAGAAATTCTTTTGGAAAGCAAAAACACTTCCTATCACAAAGAAAAGAAAAAGACGTCAAAGACTTAAAGTCGAATCAGACTGGCGCACGTATTACGGTTCAAATAAACACTTACAAAACGATGTAGAAACTATGGGAGAAGACTTTTTCCATAGAGAGATCATACATCTCTGTAAATCGAAAGGAGAATGTGCTTATCTTGAAACAAAAGAACAATTTGCAAGAG